GTGTTGTGTAGGAAGCCTGTGGAGTGCTGCTTGTTTGCTCCTTCCGTGAATAGGTGGTATCCATTGCTTGCCTCAAAGATTGCCGTGCTGCCGGTGTCGTTTACTGTTGCCGGTGGATCTGCTTTGTTGATGTAGTTCACCTCGTAGTCGATCTGCACCCATACGACGCTGCCGTCCGGCACATTCCCTACGTCGATAATATCGAAGCCGCTGTAGCTATTGGTCAGGTACTCCTCGACCATTGCTGCGATGTCGAAGGATAGGTCCGTGCTTGCAAAGACATCTCTGAACAATGTGTATTGCGGCGAGACAGGTCTGCTGCCTCTCGCTCCTGTCCAGATGTAAACTTCCAGGGTGACGTCCGTCATCGAGGAGGCTAATGATCCGTAGTTGGCCGTGATGTATATAGGGCTTCTTGCTCCTATAAGTTTTGTTGGTGATACTATAGGCATCAGAATATATCTTTTAGGGTGTACTTCATAAACTCTTCTATGTCGAGCTTGAATGCTTTTCTTATCTCCTGTGGCATTCGCTTGTATCCTAACGTGAATGCTCTTGTGAAGAAGTGGCTCGGTTTAATTCCGTCTCGGTATATCTTGTTCTGTATTGCAAAGGCAAGGCTCCGTCTCTTGATGAACCGGCCTTGCTCGTCTCGTATGCTTTTGAATCCTCTTTTTACTATCCATTTGTCTATTGGTCCGATTGGTGGCTTCTTGTTTCGGTAGCTGTAGGGTGTGTTGTATTTCTTCTTGATACCGCTGACACCTTTGTCCTGGTATTCTCCGTAGTCCTCCATAAAAAATTCGAAGCGGAAGCTGACGCCGCTCTTGCTAGGCTCACTCTTGTAGCCTAGGCTGTCGTATAACTTCTTGCTGACGTTCTTCTTCTTCTTGGTTAGGTTCGTTCGTGCTTGCTGCACGACGTACTTACCGAAGGTATCAAAGGTCTCTTGGAGGTATTTTGGGTTAAACGCAGGCACTGATATCTTTATTCGGTATGCTTATGTTGATTGTCATATCCCATCCGGCTAGCTCGTTATCGAAGCGCTCAACGAACGGCTCCGCTGTAGGCGTGCCGTCGACCTGGTATTGGTCCGAGAAGATTGTTCCTCTGCTCATATCCGTCCATAGCTTGTTGGCTACCTGTAGCATTGTGTTGTGCACGTCCTGCTCGTTGCTGTTGCCTCTGAAGATCTCTCCGTCTCTTGGGTTGGACTTGTTGAAGTCCACCAGGTCCGCAAATAAGATACTGACGTTAAACGTCATCACGTGATCGGCAAAGGTTACGTTCTGCACGATGATGTGGGCTAGTGGGAAGATCGTTTGCTTCGCTAGGTCCACCTCAAGCAGGTCTCCTGTCGTCACTGTGTTGATGCTTGGGTTTGCCTCCAGGCTTGTCTTTAGTTTCTCTAGTAAGTCGTAGTATCCTGTCATTGCTTCTTTAGCATTCTTTGTTCTGTTTCTATCTTGTCTTTCTCAAATTCTAGGTACATCATAGCGCTGTGGAGACCGAGCCTAGCAACGTCTTTAAACTTTGTAACGTCTCCTTTAGCGAGTGCATAGAAGCTGCTGTACCATCCCCACTTTCGTGCGAAGTTTGCTTGTACGCTGTAGTCATCTCCTCCTCCGAAGACTCCATCATAGCTATCGACAATTCCGTTCCTAAAGTCCAAAAAAAAACCAAGGCACCGAAGACCATCGTCATTGGTGCGCTCTTCATTGTTTCGCTGTACTTATGGCTGCTTTCGTATTCCTCTGTCTTGTAGAGCTCCTTGGCCCGACTTACGACGGGCCGGTAGAGGATCGCCATTGCGTTGTGCATCGTGTCCCAATCTACGATCGTGCTATCCAAGTCTACATACTCTCCGAAGGTAATATCCTCGAGGTTAGGTATGAATCCGAACTCTTTGTTGCCTAGGCTTACGCTTTTCTTTAGGCTGTGCTTCTTATCAAAGTATCCGAAGATGCGACTGCTGATCCTGGTGACTTCCTTGTAGGGCATACTGTTGATAATGATCAGCGGCACGTTGCAGAAGATCTCTATTGCCTTCTGTGCTAGGAACATCTCGTCTTCGCTTTTGAGCGAGACGAATCTTTGGTATTGTCCTAGTGTGATCTCGTGGAGACCTTCCGGTATGATGATTTCAACCTGCATATATAAATAACTGTTTTTTTTGATTCTGTTTTATCTCACTGCGTATTTTCCGTAGTTCGGTCGTGCCATTCTGTTGTATGTGGCGTAGCGTATTGCATCGATAGCGTGATTGTATTGGTCCACCGGTTTATTGAGGATCTTGCCGTTGGTATCTTCTATCCACTTGTAGTTGCGCATCTCTTTGATCAGGTTGATGCTTCCCTTGGTAATGTAGAGCTTGTGTCTCTTGAGCATATCTATACCGGCCATTACGCTGTCCGGGCCCTTTGCTGTGGGTTTGATGTTCCAGCCAAATAGTTGCAGCTCCTTTATACTCTTCGGCTCTGCACTATCTGCAAAGATTTCTACCCTACGGTCCAGGTTCAGTCCCTGGAGCGTTTTGTGGATATCTCTGTTTGTCATACCTGTTTGGTATATCTTCTCATCAAAGTATAGTTCTCCGTTGTATTCGTATGCTGCGACGAGTGTTGTTGGATCGTTCGTGAACCCGAAGTCCATTCCCATTGCGACGAGTCTTCCTCCTTCCGGTATCTTCTCTGTCTCGTGGTATTGAAAGATGAGCGCTTTGGACGCTCCTCTCTCTCCTAGTCCGTAGACTTGCCAGTATTGTTCGTCTGTTTCCTTCAGGCGTTCGATCTCATCGACGATCGTCTGTGGTAGGAAGGGATTGTCTAGGTATGTTGTTTTGTGGAACTGTGCGTCGTTTCTTGGTATGACCTTATCGTAGATCCAGTGGTATTCATCACTTGGGTTGTAGTCAATGATCACTCGGCCTGTGGTCCGGAGGATCAGCTGTTGCCAGTCTTCGTAGTGCAGCTCGTTGGCCTCATTGATGTAGAGCAGGTCCCTCTTGCGACCTCTTACCTTCTGTGGTTGGTCCAGGGATATGAACTCGACCATATTCCCACCGAGCATATACTCGTGTGAGCTTTTGTTGTGGTTTGCCGGGTTGTATTGCCCGACCTTCTCGAGGATCTCGAAGAAGTCACGCATCACCGAAGACCTCACCGCAGGGAAGGTCTTCCGGCATATGGTGATCGTCTTTCCTTTAGCTTCGGATAGGCAGTAGTAAATTATCCATATCAGGATGTTGTAGGTCTTTCCTGAACGGGTACCTCCTTGCTCGATGATGATCTTCTTGTCAGCTTGGAGTAGGTGCCTGAATACAACATTAGTCTCTAGTTGCATCTACGATCTTAATGTTGAAGCCTGTATCTGTATCGTGCTGTATCTCCTGGCGTTCTATGTAGCCTCGGTTCTTGCCTTTGGTCTTCAGGTAGAAGATTGTCGCACCTGTGCTTCCTTCTCTTATCTGCTTGTGGAGTTGGCTCTCGGCGAAGTCTAGAGCTACGTTTTGTAGCTCGTCTATCGCTGCTTTGAATTCAGGATCGTTATTGTAGTAATCATAGTAGGTGACTCTTGCGACTCCTACCATCTTGCAGGCCTGGGTAACTACACCTAGGCTTTGCTCCATTGCATCGATCAGTTGCTTTTTATTCTGTAAGGTTTTGTTTGCTGCCATAGTGTTTTTTATTAATTAGAGAGCCCGGGGATGTAAGCGACACCTGCCCGGGAACCAAACCATACCTTCAGGGATTTGGGCTGAAGGTTTTATAGTAAGAACGTTTGCTTATATAGTCTCTCCGTTTATTTGTACTGTTATGTGTTCGTCAAGTTGTTGCATTCTCTCTATGATGACCTGGCAGTACTTCGGATCGAGTTCGATGCCATAGCATTTTCTTCCGAGTTGGTGGCAGGCTACCATTGTGCTTCCTGATCCCAAGAAGGGATCTCCGACGATCTCGCCTCTCTTTGAGCTGTTCTTTACCAGGTCTCCTACTAGTGGGATAGGTTTCATTGTGGGGTGCACGTCGTTCTTTGACGGTTTGTCGTGGTGTATGATCGTGCTTTGTTCCTTGTTTACTTCTTCGAGGAGCTTTACGAGCTCCTCCTTCTTCATCTTGCTGAAGTCTACCTCTTCTTCTATTACTGTAGGGTTTGTTCTATCGTTTGTGAAGTAGTGTCCTGCTCCTTCTTTCCATCCGTAGAGGATTGGTTCGTGTTTCCATTGGTAGTCTTGTCTACCGAGGACGATGCTGTTCTTTACCCATATCAGGCACTGCTTGAGGAGCAGTCCGCTTCTTTGCCATCCTAGACGGAAGGCGTTGCTTGCGCTATCGGCGTGGAAGACATACCAGCCTCCGCCCTTCTTTGTTTTGTGTGCGTTTGCATCGTAGAAGCCCTGGAGGAACTTTAGGAAGTCCTCGTCACCCATCTTATCGTTTTGGATCTTCAGGCCGTTGCTTCCTTCGTAGTCTACATTGTATGGTGGATCTGTTACTACCAGGTCGTAGTATTGTTCGCCTGTTAGTCGCTCGACGACGTCGTAGGACGTGCTGTCGTCGCAGATCAGACGGTGGAGCTCCTCATCTGCCTTGTGGAAGGTTATGAGGTCTCCTTGCTTAACATATAGCTCCGTCTGTTCTGATGCTTCGTAGTGATCGTCTTTTGCTTCTTCTTCATCGAGCTGGGCCCAATCCTCGGGGAAGTCCATTCCCCAATC